TAAGAAGCCTATCAACTGATAGATTGGTATAAACTGTAAAAGGTAGGTCATTTATCTGAGGCATAAATCACCCTAATACTGATCAATTAATAAATCGTGAGGACCACCCGTTGAGGTTGTGCAATCTAATCGAATTGCTATTACTGAAGCATCAATTTGACCGTCAGTTTGACCAGTTACCGAGCTGAATCCTGTCAATGTGGACACAATAATTGGCTGAACAAACCCAGTAATTGATTCACCGGACGCGGGTACAGTGATTGTAAAAACATTGTCATTAGTCACGGAGGCGACAGTAAAAACACCGTTATAATCTCTCGATTGAATAGCAATGTCATCACTTGTGCTTAAACCATGATTAGGTAACGTGATTGTTAAAGTAGTTCCAGAACGAGAAAGCGCAGACACCGCGCCTTTGCGATTAATTGCGCTCTGGGTGTAATTAACAGTATATGAACCAGCCGCACTGGTATGAGGAGCTACAGTTACCCCCGTATGATCTCGCGAGCGTCGATTAAGCGGAATCCAGTCGCTAATAGTAGCATCAGCTACTGTTATTCTCTTAGGTATCATGCTCTACCCCTTGATTAAACCGCACCCCAAACAGTGCCGTTATAAAAATTTAAAACGTTAGTTGTACTGTTGAAAATAAACATACCCGCTTCTGGATCAGTAATGGCATCCCTCTGCGTGGTAGTCATAGGCTTTGCCCTCATAACGCTGCCTTCGATATCAGCAGTTGTTTGTTCAGCAGTAGAATAGTCTGTGCCCACATATAATTTTGTGTAATTAGTTCGAGCCATTTCAACTCTCCTATGAAAAAGTTAATAAGAAAAAGGGGACTAAAGTCCCCTTAATCCATCGAGGTTATGAGCCTGGAGTGCCGTACATGCCACGGCCATCAGTCCAACCAAACGAATAACGTTCAGAAGACTTAAATGCCATGTTGCTAGTACCGAAATCCATATCTTGCTCAAACTTAGCAGCTCTACGCGTGTAATACTTCATGCCATCTCGAACATTAGTTTTTACAAACCAAGCATCGGCATCAGTCAAGAAGTTATTAACATGAAAGCCACCACCAAGAGATTGCATAGTTTTTATCGCATTAACTGCATTGTTGCCTGTGTCATTCTGCAAAGTAGAGCCTAATATTCTCTCTGCCTCAAACATAAGCGAAGGCGGGATAACTAAACGCATACCCTGCAATGCAATACGAAGACCACGGGTGTCAGTCGCTTCGTTGATTTGAATCAACATGTCCTCTAACGCTGTTTCGGTTAAATCTGAATCAATCGTCAAACGGTTAGAATACGTTCCGCTATCAGTCGGGCCATTTGGGTGGGCCACATTGAATAAAGATAAACCATCACCGTCCGTCATAGTGAACGCAGCATTAAAGCCGTTATTTAGCACGTTAGCGCCTACAACTTCTTTTGTCTGGTTCATTGAGAAAGCTAGCGCGCCAGCTTTGCGATTAAAGACACCGTAAAGGTTATCTTCGCGAGCTTCTTCAGTGACGATAAAACCCTTCGCATAAGTAAGGTTTAAATACTTGGGAGAAATTCCCTCAGTCTGACTATCGTAAGCAACCGAATCACCTTCAGTCTTGACCGGGGCCAATGAAAAACCTTCCCATTGTTGATCCTGCTCAAAAGCTTTACGACTATCAAACTCATCATAGATTTTATCATATTGTTTATCGTGAGAATTATACTCACCACCCCAAACAGACCTTAAGCCTTCTTGGAGCATTCTGGCCGTGTTGCCAGTGCTAATTACACCTGTGCTCATGATTATACTCCCACTACGCCTTTAACAGTCGATTCGTTAATTCGAATGAGGGCTTTATTACCAATCGCACCGATGACAGTGCCATCAGTAGGAGGAACTAAGCCAACAATTCGAAGCTGAGCAGTCGCGCCAGCGCCCGCAACAGTAGAACCATCGATCGTCATGTTTGAGGAAACCAAATTACCAGATTGAGTCGCTGCTGTTGCGGCGATATCCGCATTTGAACCAACATCAGCAACAGTCAAAGCCTGTGCGCTAATATCAATTTCATACAATGCGTCTGGATCAACCTGAACCAATACGCTACCAGCTTGAGAAGCGGGTAAGCCTTTCTGTTCAAGGTTAGAAATATTTGGGGCGAATCCCGTAATAACTCCGGTAATAAGACCAGCAGCGGCTGAAGCATCCACTTGAGCAACACCAGTTGCAGCAGTAGCTGTGCCTGTGATGGTTACAAAATCACCTTGAGCTAATAGGGAGGCATGCGCTGAGGCAATATCGTAAGTCGTAACCTTACCAGTATAGCCGCTTGCGCCTTGTGTTTTGACTAAGCTTGCGCCTGACATAATAAACACTCCTATAGTTAAAATTTAAAGTAAAAAAACAAAATACATGCAGGTAAATTGATTTCTCAATTTATCCACCGTTTCCATTTTCCCACCCTAAACAGTCTTCTAACTATCGGCGCGAAGGGCTTTACCCTCAACTAACAGCCCAACTCGCTGGCTGGGTTTATGAAAGGCCGTCTTTAGCTATTACGCTTTCTTGACCTTTCGGAACATATTCGGGAACCGCGCTATTTGTCTTAGGCGCGTTCTCTTCTCTGACTTTTTCGTTAGTATCAATCACTTTTTGTTGTTTTGCAAGCTGATCCTCTAAATACAAATCCATAGGTATGCGCATCAAGTAGCGTTTATGACCACCTGGCTTAATGATTTTGTCGGTTGTGCCTTCGTGATATACGTAATCATAGCCAGCACCGAGATATCTTTGAATCTTACCTTTTCCATAATCAGCGCACCACCGATAATGAAAATCTTTATCCCTAGCTTCAGCCGGAACACCTTCACCGCTTGATTGATGCATTGGTACACGGGGTTTTTGAGGGGGTGCTTTAGGCTTAGGGCTAGGCGTCTTCTTAGCCTGAATTGGCTTCTTAGCAGTTTTCTTAGCAGTAGTTTTAACCGTTGATTTGTCGCCTTCATAGGCTGGAATTGAACTATTTTCTTCAGTCATTTTATGCACCTTTTCTCATGTTTTCTACAGAGGTTAAAAATATTTTAGTGCCTTCTTCACCATCAGGGAACGCCGACCTTAAAGGTAATTCGCTGGGGTGAATATCAGACATTGATAACTTACGATTCTTAGGGGTTTTGCCTCCACCCCCACCGCCAGAAGTAGTATCACCCGGCAGGTTTCTCTTTTGATTGATCCGAGGCGATCCACCCCCCATTTCAGCTATCCTTTCGTCAACAGCTTTAAAAGCATCGACGGGGCCAAGGCCTCTAGCCGTAGCCAAATTATAAGCTGAATGTGCAGCCGCAACCCTTGGATCAGTAGGGTTAAAAAACCACGAATTTTTTTCCTCCCACTCGCCGCGCAAGATAGCAATGTCTGTTTCATCTACTTGTCCCGTATTTACACCAGCATTTTCAAGATTGTTTTTCTGGGTAACTAAATCTGCATGTTGTTTAACCAAAGCATTAGCGGTATCTGTCTCGCCATCTTCAATAGCTGTATTTAACTTAACTTGAACCTCTTGAATGTGTCGATCAGTATTAGCCTTATTGATGATATTTAAGTTTACAATCTCATCTTCGTGACTTTTTCTTAGTGTGTTCATTTGACTTTTCATTGAACGGTTATTGGCTTGCATTTCTCCCCATTCAATATAATGACGCGCGGTTTTATGGTCGTCTGGGTGGCCTTTAAATTCTTCTTTGGGCACCCATCCCTGCGACCTAGCTTGATCTTCAAGGGCTAAATGCTCAGCGGCTAGTTCATCATTGATTTGACCGTCATCTTGACCGCCTTGCCCCCCATCATTGATGGTTTCGTGATCGATATTACCCGTATCGCCTAGCCCATCGTCACTAATGATTGGGTTTCCGTCTGACCCGCCAAGTTGCTGTTGTTGATCACTCATATCAGTTCTCCAATACTCCAATTATACAGTGGCTAGGAATTAGCCGGTGGTTTTTAAACTCTGGTATAGGGGGTGCAACACCATCGTATCGCTGAAAGATGACCGTCGAGCCAATATGAACACCATAGTTTTCACATCTATCTTCTAACGTATCGCCCAAGTCTTCCCAATCTGAAAAAGCAAAAGGTGAAATATCTTCAACCTCTCCAATAAATTGACCCGCTTGTTCTCGCTCAAGCTCGGTGCTGGTGCCTAATATAATACCGCCGTCTGATTTCTCATCGACATCAATTAATTTAACCAGCAATTGCAAGCCTTTAGGCTTGATTATCTTCTTCGCCATCTTCTAGCATCTCCGTTTTAAAGTTATTAAGTTCGTCAAGCCCTTGAAGAGTGCCGTCTATATAAGCATTATGCAGGGCGCACATATCAGACGTGACGTGAAAGCCGGGCGTATATCTAGGCTCTTCGCGGAGTTCCTTTTTGACTTCTTCTAAATGTCTTCGAAAGAAGGTTGTGACGGGATGGCTAAGCCAATCCTCAAGCTGGTCTGGGGTTATTTCCGGCTTGGTTTCCTGCTGCATTTGCTTGACCTCTGTCAATGTCTGCTAACGCTGCCTCGCGATTAGCCTTCGCTATGTTCAACTCAGCGCCCACTATATTGGTCGCATTCTTGGTACTCTCTGTCTCAGCTTGCTCTATAGTAAGCTGTGTTTTTGCTTCTTCAGTGGCAATCTTAGCTACTGTCAGACCTGTCTCGGCCTCAATTTGCGCGGCTTTGATTTGAGTCTCTAAAAATTTTGTTTTAGCTTTCAGTTCTTCAGCCCGACCTAACGCTGCTTGCGCCTCTAACGGTACAATAATCTGCATTTCCGCCAATTGCTTCTGACGCTTCTGGTCTTCAGATGCTTGGGCTGCTTGATCTTCAGTAAGTTCTGGATAAATTTTATCAATGTTTTCGCTGCCAATGGCTTGATAATAAGACTTGACAACCTCTTGAGTATTTCCGCCTGTTTGCTGCACTCGATCAAAGGTGCCTAACTCGGCCTCGGCCTTTTGAATTCTCTGTATTTTGCTGCTATTGCGAGGGTTAGCAGACGGCACTATGTCCATATCCTGAGTATTAAAATCAGCAAAAGGGTCAGCTTCTTTGTCATCAACCAGGTTGGCATACAATTCAGGGTCCATGTACTTAGAGTTAAGCCGGTATAAAATAGCAAACTCTCTAGTCATGGCCCGCCAAATTCTAAGAATAATTGCACCGACTGATTGCTGTTGCTCATGCACTAAACTTAAAGTAGTAGCCGCTGGCGTATTAGAGCCAAGAACGGAGCCTAAATCTGTCGTTGATGAAAGCCTTTGCGCATCTGCTTTGACGCTATCGTTTAGCTGCATGAGGGCCGGTGATGGGCCTCCGAAGGTATTCATTAATATACCAGACTTTAAGTCTTGCGGGCTTAGGTTAGTCTGATTAAGCGAACCCGGTTTTAGGCTATACTCACCCATTCTTTTCCTGAAGTTCTTAGCAAGCCAACCTGTAGGCAAATTTGCCAATGTTCCAGCATCGGTGAGCTGATTAGTCGTCGCATTAATCGTATTAGCATAAGCGCCCAATATGTGGAAATAACCAACGCTTAGATATTCTTTTTGAGGATTCTTTAAGAAACCATAGGGGGTAAGGTTTCGCTCTCTTGATATTTTAACAATCGTTCGTTTTTTATCAGGGTCAATTAGCTGAATATCTTCATTTTCATCAAAGACGGGGTTTCCCTCTTGATCCTTTAAAATCAATTGATCAATAGTAGTTGTAAGCCCGTTCTTATCGCGAACAAAAATACCATCTATAGAAATCTGCGTTTTAATACGCATGACCGTTCCAGAAGCCGCGTGCACAGTGACCAAATAAGGCTCGTCATAACCATCTTCATCCAAATCTAAGAAGGTTTGCTGTTCATAAAATTCTGTTGATTCGTCCGCGTCCTCTTGGGTATTATCGTCTTCATTAACAACCGCGCCGAATTCGATTTCAACGTCCCGCCATATTCCAGCGTTAATCATTTCCTGTATTTGTCGAGGGGTTTTAAAAATTCGATGGGTGAAAGCTTCAGCCTTTTCTAAGCTCTTAGTCTTTTGATTGATTGCAAAATTAGGGTACTGAATGACCTCTGAAACATTATGACCAACTGACGGATCAAAGAAAGTCTTTTTAAATATATGACCCTCATCCGATAAGTCATAAAGCATAGTGTCATGATCGTCTAACCAGTCCTCATCCTCTACCGTTAGCTGCCAGTTCATGACAGTTTGAACTCGATCCATCCGGTCGGCTTTTTCACCATCTGGATCTTTGCCAACAATTCTGGACTTGACTAAATTATCATTGCCAATAAGTTCTTCAGATGCCCTATCACCAAACTTAAGCCGGGCCTCAATCAATATAGGAGTTTTAAAGTTAGATGCACCTTGCCAGGGCTGGCTTTTTGATCCTTTCGGCGGCTTGATTAGATTTCGCCCTTCTTCAATATCTTCTTTCCAATCATCCATTGATGACCAATCAACATCATATTGTTTAATGACATCCTGGCCAATCATCATTAATTCGTTTTCGCCTTCTTCACTGTTGAAATCTTCAGCGATATTAACCGCTTGGATTAACTTTAGAAGTTTTTTTATAGCCATTTATTCAATGCCGTGTTTTTTGAAAAGTAAATTTATTTCAACTCTATTGAAGATAATCCAGTATACCACCAACCCCGAAACAGACGCTAAAACAAATAATAACCCTTTTGTTGGCACTAATAACCGCCGGGGCCAGGGTCATTATAATCTTCATAATAATTTTGTTCTTCTCGATCAAGTTCACATTTCATGACCGCATGTCTACGCATCATATACGCATATCGTGTTGCCGACAATAAATCGTCCATTTTTTTTACTATCTTTCCATTTTCTTCACGGTGATAGTTCATCTTTTCAGCAAACCATTCATGCAGATAGTCCATAACTCTAAACTTGCCTAGTTCCATGAGACTATACATTTCAACTATACCCGCCTCGACACCATTGCCGCCATCGGGCCATGTGGCGTGATCTTCTATCATTTCCCAGCCAGCATCCTCATAGTAAGATTTTTGCTGTTTAGCTGACCCTTTTTCAGTCTGTAAGCCATCATGTGGCCAAGCAGTCGGCACACCTTCTGCCCATTCTTTAGTAGCCGCCCAAGCAACAGCAGGTATTGCTTTTGATTTTTTCCAAGCGTGAGCGACCACAAAAGTATCGCTGTCTTTATCCCACCATAGTTGTATATGGGCCTGTGGATGATCCCAACCAAAATCAATACCGTTTATTATATACCAATGACTGGGGCATTCGAACGCATTACATTTAATCGTATTATCATCAATATCAAAGATAAGGCCCGCGCCCATTAGCGGCTCACCTTTCGACCTCATATCACGCTGCCAATGAGGATAAACAGCAATCAACGCTTTTTTGGTCTCTTTAGTCAAGTGAGGCGCATCGTCCCAAGTAGCTCGCTGCATATATTCGTACTCGCTTGGGTCATCCATGAACTTAACTACCACCTCTGTGCGCCCATTCTCAGGCGTGAAGGTCATAATCCCCCGACCACCCATGCCGCCATCACCGTTAGCGGTTCTGGTTTGAACCTGGGGGATAATATTTCTATCCTTGGGTTCTTCGTCGATATGATACCAATCGATCACATCACCCATAAGGGCGTGTTGACCTTGCGAATATGACCAGAACTTAACTGTCGCTATCTTTCCACTAGAATGATTTACGCGAATCTCACGCATAGCACCAGAGGTTCCTGTCATGGCTTTATGGTCAACAATCCTAGACTTAGGGATTAGCCCGCCTTCGAACTCGCCCCCAAAAAATCGACCAAATAAAGGGGTTTGCAACAAATCCCTAGTTTTTTCACCAGAGAAACCAAGTAACCAAATGACGGGGGCCTTCTCAAATATATGACCCTCCCAATCGCATGGGTAATCACCAAGGGCGTGAAAAGCATCAATTGTGGTGCCGGTCCTAGTTTTACCAACTTGGTTAGCAGCCATGAGAAGGCAAGCACGGTACGTAGCGGTCGCTGCATTAAACCTATGCTGCCAATCATAGAGGGTTTCGTATTGCAATAGATGGGCTATTTCCTTAGACCTACGTTGCTTTTCTTTTAGCAACTCAATACGTTTTATTTTCTTCTCGCGGGATAAGGCCATTTAAAAAACTAAATCTAGCTTTTCTTTCAAAAGTGGTATTTTTATATGGCTCATATCAACCCCTCACCAAAATATTGCTTTTTATCTTCTGAACCCATGTAACCCTGTATCCATTGGTTGCGCTGAACTCTATTTCACCACGAGGGGGAAGCTTGCCTTTCTTGACTGGCGGGAAATGCCTACCGAATAAGAACAGCCAAGCACCACGGTCAGCAGGCGCTTCTTCCATCGTGTATTTCTCAACACGCAAATCAGACATAGCTTCACCGATTGTTTCAACCCAGCCCTCACAAGCTTGATACCAATCAGGTATATATACCCGAGTACAGCCAATATCTTTAGGGCCACGCTTTTTCGCCCATTTTTGCTTGAGCTTATCAGTCTGATTCATCTTCGAGCCTCGCCAACTCTTCATCCAATTCCTCATCGTCCATATCTTCATATTTATGGACGATAGTTCCACCAACGTCTTTCCTTTCCTTCCAATTATCGGGGTCGGTGTTATTCATATAATACTTAGCGGCAACCATATCTCCACCGCAAGCCTTATTAAATATAGCGTTCGTGACAGTCGCCCCGCCTTTAGCCTTTCCAATCCGTATTGCGTCAGAAAACCCAGAAAACTCTTTTTTCTTTTCGTTCAAAGTTTGATAGCAAATACCAAGCACGTCAGCAATTTGATATTGATGCAGCCCTTGTGCCGCAAGCTTTTCAACCTTATCAATAATTTTTTGATTTACTTCAAAAGGGGGTCTACCACCCTTAGATTTATCCTTATCGGGTGATTTCTTAGCCGGTGTTTTTTTATTGGCTTTCTTGGCCGCTTTCTTGGTCGCCATCGTTCGCTGCCGTTAATTCTCTATAGGTTTTGCCGGTTGCTTCAAGCATGGCCTCTTTGCCAGTGAAGTTTTGCCAGCGTTTAATAATTACATCGCTAGACTTTAAGTATTGCTCATTGCTACCTCTAGTCTGTTGATGGTGATAGTATTTTAACATGGTTTTAGATTATGTTAAGTGCTACCCACTATCAACCCTACACAAAGCCCAGCCACAAACCCGCCAACAAACAGCGATACAGGTAAATAATGGTCAACTACGTTGCTTATCCACATGTAATTTATAGGGTCTTCTGTCTTTGTTTTATTATTCATAGGGGCCTTATTCATAATTATCTTTAGCGCCTTCAGGCACATGCAATACAAACCCTTCAGAGTGATAGGCTTTTTCCAGCTCATCTAATAAATTATTAGCCTCATCAATAAACTTACTACGATTAAAGTCTAATTTCATCAGTCTTATGCCGTCCGGTCTCGTTAGGTTTGATGCTTTAATAAAGAAATCTTCTAGATGTGATTCGATATCACTCCTTTTCTCAGCCCACGTTTCGCCTTTTGCTTCATATCTGTCCCCAATATAACCAACAGGAATCCTTCTCTTTTTCATATATCACCTAAAAGCCCCTCTATCTCATTTTTTTCTTTTTGATCTATGTTTAATCTCATGTGCAATTCTACTTGGTGTATCATCTAATTCCCCTTATCTGTTAAGTATTATCGTGTATGTTGTGGCCTGTGATTCCAAGGCTCAACGGCAATCTTTCCGCATTTTGTACAGCTTCCGTCATGTTCCCAAAGCCCTCTTGGTATAAAGTGCGGGCCAAACTTACAACTAATGCCATATTTCCAATTAATGTGATTCCATGCAACACCTAGCTTTCTATCCTTATTGAATGTAAATAAATTTTTACCCCAACGGCCAACTGACAAACGAAATGTAATTTCATAACGCAAAGGGTTAAACCACTCATCCTTTCTTATCTGTTTTTTTGAGTTGTAATCACCTTCGGTGTGTATCATCAAATATATACATTTATTGTTAGCCAGGGTTGTGTGTCTACAATCCATAATTTTTACCCTCTTTCATAGTTTTGTTTTGAAGTGCGATTATTAAAATTATCAATATCGAAAAACAAACCGGCGTTATAGCATCGTATATATTCGCGCTCGCTAATATTTCGCTCGTGAAAAAACCCAGAATAAAAATTTGTATATAGTTTAGTTTAACTATCATCACTCACCCCTGTTCCATTTTTTCACAATATGCTCGATGGCTTCTTTATGCGCTTCAAAACAATGCTCTTTACTGAAAAACGGATCTGATATGTGTGCGATATCTGCATCTATAAATGAACCGGATTCATCTGAATAATACGAGTGCAGCTCGATTCCGCAACCGCAAGTAATCCAATATATTGGTGTTGTTGTATTATGCAGTTCTTGATTTTCGCCGCGACAAAGAGGGCAGCACTTAAGCCCTAACTCTGATGATTTAACAATGTCAACGCTACCGTAAAATCCCTGCGTCTTATCGCCTGATACTCTTAATTTTTTAAATACCTTTTCCATCATTCACCTCTTCTGTTTAAGGGGTCATTCTTCAAATTAACATCTAATGTTTTCCGAGGTGAATAAATAGTATTACCAATTATAATGTATCCTTTTCTTATCCACTGACTAACAGACACGCGGCCCAGTCCATAGACTTCGCAGAATTCTTTTATAGTTTTGTGATTATCAACAATATAAGTTTTTATTTTCATTCCGCTAGAATAGCAGAAAAAGAGTGATTGTAAACAAATAATTTATATTTTTATATATTTGTTTTTATTTTACTAGATTTAGCCCAATTTGAGAATTTATATAAATGTATAATTATCTGCATTATAAGATATATAAAAGACGCGCTAGCAGCCATTAGACCGACTAATTCAGTTAGAGAATTTATGACAAAAAAATCAGGGTTTAGATTAATACCGAGCGCTCCGGTGATAAATGCAAAAAGGCTATTTTGTGGATCGCTGTTTGTCACTTTTAAAAACGCCTCTTATCAGCTTATAAATTAATGTAATGTTTATTACTATTGTTGCCAAGCCTGCGGTCAACTGTATAGCGTTGGAGTAGTCCATTAGATGCCATTGCCAATATTATCAATTCCATTGCTGTCTGTAGCGTGACCCACTGACTATACACATTAATAAAATAACTGTTGCAGCAAAAATAATCAAGAAATTCTACAAGTATAAGTAGATTAGCGGTTAGCATCAAAAACATTAAAGATAAAGACCAATCTCTTTTGCTAGCTTTATACGCTGTGGCCGCTAGCGCCGTGCATATTACCGCTTCGAGACACAAATCAACCCATGTGACCGGGTAATAAAACAAATTGAAAAAATGAACCAAAGAGAAGCAAATAACGACTTTTAGCAAAACTTTGTCTTTAAAAGAAACTAGCCCGATAAGGCAATAGCAAATAAAAAATATAAATGTGTCGACATTATGCCAATTTGGATTGAGCATTTTTCTTTTTTTCTTTTTTAGCTTTGGCTTTTGCTTTGGCCTTTGCTTTCGAAGGGCGACCATTACCGCCAACTCTGCATATTTTAGCCGGTTTTTTTGAACTCGCTTTCTTTTTAGCCAATTTGCACCATCCTATCTATAAGCTCTTTTATTTCTTCTCTTTTGTAATCTATAAAAAGATCAAAAAAAGCTTTATTAAGCTTATCTCTTAAATCATCGTCATCTTTAATTTTCTGAATTAAAGAGTCAATATATATTATATGATCTTTCATAAAAAAGAAGCCAGCAAAAGGGGAATTAAACTGGCTTAAATTGGGTCGGGTAAGTTTATTTTTATCGTGATAATCATAGCACACTAATTGCAATAATATCATTGGGGGGGTGGGGGGGGTGGGGGGGGGGGGGGGGGTGGGG